GATAATGACGTTCCTGTAACAATGAGTGCTTGCAAAATATATAACGGTGTACCTTCTTTTGTGTTTTGCTTGTTTGGTCAAGATTCTCAAGGAAATCAAGATTGGTTTAACAATCCAGATCATATAGCTTTATCTATACAAGAAGTTCGCAACAAAAGTCTTTTTGTAGATATACTTGTATTGTCAGATAGCGCCATGCATAACGGTATAATAAAAAGTTTATCACAAACACATAATATTAAACAATATAACGCAACTGATACACATACTAGACTAAGGTTTATAAACAATGGCGGTTAGTGAAGGCGACAATATTCTCAATACCCAGTTTAACAATCTTGTAGATAGATTAGTTTCTAATTATGCAAGTTATATGGGTCAGCAACTACGATCTGGGACAACTACAAAATCAAGTACCTCAGTTATTAGTGCTAGTGATTGGAATGATCTAGCAGAAGACATAATGGACTTTTTGTATTATTCTACAACTGGTGAATTTGATTATGCAACAACATTTAATACTTATTTTGGAGGAAGTGTTTTTGATCCTGGGTTTAGTGCAGCAAGTACTGACGAAATTGACGATGCCGATTACAATACACTAGAATCAGCACTTGATACAGCTATACTTAGGTCTGGACAACTTACAAATTTTGATTTTGCAATACTTAACTCTCCATCAGCTTCGTATGAGCTTGCTTGGAACGGAAGACTTGAAATAGATCAAATTTGGGGATTTCCTGGAGGATATACTTATACTACCAATTCGGCAGGCGCAACAGCCGTAGCAACACCTGCTGTACATAGACAACACTTTAGTAGGGCATTAGGTGGTATAATTGCAGCAGCATCTAGTAGTGGTGCAACTTCAGACAAAGATCTTGATTGGTCAAACATGATAGATAATCTAAGTTATACGTACACAACAACAGACTATTCTAATACTACATTTGTAAATGTAGCAAGCTCTACAGGAAATTCAACATACAGTAATAATGTTGGTAACATACAAGTAAAAGTAGATGACTTTACCGGTACTGGTAAGTTTGTTACACGATTATCCTTACAAGATTTAGATAGTGGTAATCCAGATGACTACATTGACGAAGATGTTGATACAAATGTTGCATTTTCGGTAAACATAAAATATCCTAGTAGACTACCAAATGATCTACAACCTGTATCATATAATCCGGTAGTTTCAAGTCAAGGATCGGCATCAAATGCTGCAACACCTGTCTTTGCCAAAAACAATATAACTTTCTTTGATACGACAATTAATCCATCATATAGTAGTTATGCTCAAGTTACACATACATATGAAGGTGGAAATCTTGCGCCTAGACTTATTGCTTATGGAGAAGTTATAAGCAATACTTCATCTCAACAATGGTCTAATTGGTTACCAGATGGCTCTCCTACACCAACACGTACAGATTACGAATGGAAATGGCAAGTAGTGTCATCGAACATGATAATATCACCCGGCGATGATGGAGTAGATGCAGATGGTAATCCTATAACAAACGCTGAAAATACGTGGATGCGTCCATCAGCTAATAATTGGAAAATTTTTGAATATTCCTCAGCTAGTTTTGAGCAAGCTAATATAACGGTTTCAGTTAGGGTTGCAGATTCTGCTACTCTAGTTGATACTATTTCAGTTATCCTGTATTTAGAAGCCGGCGCCAATTAATTAATTATTGACAAAATCCTTTTTAGAAGGTATAATAACAGTATGAGCGAACTACGAATAAATGATTTCGATGTAATATTTTTGTCTTACGACGAACCCAACTGTGAACAAAATTATGCAGATCTATTAACTAAGATACCGTGGGCCAAGCGTGTTCATGGTGTAAAAGGTTCGGATGCAGCACACAAAGCCTGTGCAGATATTGCTGACACAGACAGATTTGTTACAGTTGACGGCGACAATAGAATACGTCCAAGTTTATTAAATTGGAGCATACCTAAAGATATGGTAAGCGACAATACTGTAATCAGTTGGTGCGGCAAAAATGTAATCAATCATTTACAGTACGGCAATGGCGGAGTTAAATGTTGGCCTAAACACATTGTACAAAACATGCGTACACATGAAAATGCTGATCCTAATAACGAAGCAGCACAAGTAGACTTTTGTTGGGATCTAGATTACAAACAAATGAACGAATGTTTTTCAGATGTGTATAATAACGCAAGCGAACGTCAGGCTTGGAGAGCAGGATTTCGAGAAGGCGTTAAGATGGGTCTATCTAATGGTAGACGTATTAGCAAAGAAAAACTTTTAAGCAATCCGTGGAGAACTTTACATTGGCTTTATATATGGTGTAATGTTGGTACAGATGTAGAAAACGGTATTTGGTCAATCTACGGAGCAAGACAAGGTCTTAATATGACAATGTTAACTGATTGGGACTTTGTTAATGTAAGAGACTTTGATTGGCTTAATACATTCTTTGATACAATTAAGCACAATGACCCATTTGAAGGTGCAAAACATTACGGCGAGATTTTACGTAACGAACTAGATTTACCAATATCTGTAACTCCTATGGATGCCGAACAGAGTGCTTTCTTTAAAGAAGTTTATATTAATCCTAGTAGGATAGATAAACCAGGACGTTCTCTAATACAATCTCACGTTTATGATATTGTAATGATTACATATGACGAACCAGAAGCAGATAAAAACTTTGAAGAACTAAAAAAACGTTTTCCAAGGGCCAAACGTATGCACGGAATTAAAGGTATACAAAACGCACATCGTGCCGCAGCACATCTTGCAGAAACAGATATGTTTTGGGTAGTAGACGGCGATGCTGAAATTGTAAAAGACTTTAACTTCTATCTAGAAGTAGAAGATTGGGATAAGAATACTGTTCATGTTTGGCGTAGTAAAAATCCTGTAAATAATTTGCAATACGGATATGGAGGTGTAAAATTATTACCTACACACCTAACACGTAATTTACCAGACAATACAGTTGACATGACAACTAGTATTAGTAAAAGTTTTAAAAGTATTGCACAAGTATCTAATATTACAAAATTTGATGTTGATCCATTTACTACATGGAGAGCAGCATTTAGAGAATGTGTAAAATTAGCAAGTGGTACTATTGACAGAAAAGACAATGCAGAAACAGAAGAAAGGCTTAACACTTGGTGCGAAGAAAGTGTCAATGCTCGTTTTGGAAAATTTGCTACTAGTGGCGCTCGTAGTGGCCGTCAGTTTGGTTACGATAATTTCGATAAGCCAGATCGTTTAAGATTAATTAACGACTTCGATTGGCTTAGGGAGCAATTTAAAAATGACACAAATACGTGAGTATTTAGATAATATTACAGCATTACATATAGAGCTTACAGATAAATGCCAAGCAGCATGTCCTATGTGTGCTAGAAATATAAATGGAGGTGCTGACAGACCATTTATAAAGAATGCAGATATCAGTATTGAACAATTTAAACAATGGTTTACGCCTAATTTTTTATCAAAACTTAATAACCTTTATAGTTGCGGAAACTATGGAGATCCTGCGTTTGCTAAAGATTGTTTAGAAATTTATTCTTATGTTAGAGAGTGCAATCCAACAACTCGACTAGCATTGCATACCAATGGAAGTTTAAGAACAACACAGTGGTGGAAGGAACTTGCTAATGTTATTAGTCCAAACGGACAAGTAATTTTTGCTGTTGACGGATTTGCAGGAAAGCATGAAATATATAGAAGAAATACTAAGTTTGAAAAAGTAATAGAAAGTATTACAGCATTTGTAGAAGCCGGCGGCGATGCAAGAGTAGACAGTTTAGTATTTGCACACAATGAACACGAAACAGACAAATTAGAAAAATTTCTTTTAAACTTAGGTGTTAAAGAAGTAAATTTTAAATCCACTAAACGATTCTATAATCTAGGAAAATTTGCTGTACAAGATAAAGAAGGTAAACATATATACGATCTAGAACCTGCAACACAAGAAAAATGGAATCCTGGGTTTGCAGGAAACATTGAAGCATTTTTAGATCCTAATTTTATAAAAAAAGTTTGTGATAATGCTACAGTAGAGCCACAGTGTATAAACAAAAATGAAATATATGTAGATCCTTACGGTAATATATTACCTTGTTGTTGGATTGGTAGTGATTGGATAGAAGAACCTCTTAATGGTGATTTTGTGTTACAAAAATTAAGAGACATAACTGTAGACAATAGTAAACAAGTAATGATAGATGTCGGAGTTCCTAATCTAAATACCGCTAATATCGACGGTTTATTGCAAAAAATCGACATGTGGGAAAAATTAGAACAGTACTGGATAGGTGAAAACAAGTGTATTACGTGTGTTAAAAACTGTTCAAGAGAGTTATATGCAAAATAAGTTTAATGACATACCGTGGGATAATATTACTGAGTTTGGCCAGAAGACTCTCCTAAAGAGCCATCTTTTCACAGTTTCGTGGATCCTGGCTAGATTTTGTAATTATAACTGTAGTTATTGCTGGCCATACGCAAGATGTAGTACCCCTGACCACCAAGATCTAGAAACGTACTTAAAGGCTATGGATAGTATCAAAGCACAGGCTCGTGCAAATAACTTTACAGATTTTCACTTTAGTTTTAGTGGCGGCGAGCCTACAGCCTATAAATACTTTGGGGAGATTATAGATCATTACTGTAGTGATACAGCACCTGAGTACCAAAGTATACATATGACCACAAATCTAAGCCCTGGAAGCAAATGGTGGAATAGATGGTTAGACAGCACTAAAACTCTGCAACGCAGAAGTATAACAGCAAGTTATCATGCAGAGTTTGCAAACGAGCAAGAGTTTGGAGACAAATGCTTGCAACTAATGAAAGGAGGAACCTTTGTTACAATCAATCAAGTTATGGTTCCAGAAATGTTCGAAGAGCTTTACGGACGCTTGGAGCGATTTGCCGCCAGAGGTATTAATGTCACTCTCAAGCCCCAGTCCGATCCTACCGCCAGCTTCGTGGTACATGGATATACAGAAGATCAAATCAAAAAAATGCAAACCGGTTTCCCACAGCAAATCCCGGACGAATACAAAAAACTAATACCTCTATATCAAGTAGAACTTACGGACGATAAAGGTGATAAGTATTATGTAGACCAAGCAGAAAGATTTAATGCATTTGGTTTTAATAAATTTAAAGGCTGGACCTGCAATGCAGGATATCAGGGAATAGTAATAAGAGAGAATGAAGTGAAGCGTAGTTATAGTTGTCATGACGAACCTCTTGGTACTATTACAGATGGTTTTAAGATTTTTGGCAAACCTAAAAAATGTATTACTCCTACTTGTGTAAGTAGTGCAGATAGTAAAATCCCAAAGGTAAAAAATATATGAAAGTTGAGATAGAAGATGTACTTTTTTGGATGGATGCAATACGCAATAGTGACGATAAATTCCGTACTCTTGAAAGTTTTTGGAAAGGACAAATAAGGAGTAAAGTTTGGTTAGTAGAAACTTTAGAAACATTTGCTTTGCCGTCAAAGAATAAGATTGTTATACACGGCGGCTGGAATGGTGTGCTAGCAAGCCTATTGTTTAATAGTAAAATTAATATAGAGTCTATTGTTAGTGTTGATATAGATCCTACATGCGAGGAAATAGCACGTACAATAAACAAACGTCAAGAAATTGAAGGAAGATTTGAAGCCGTTACAGCAGATATGTGTGACTATGATTATAAAGCCGATATAGTTATAAACACTAGCTGTGAACATCTTACACAAGAACAATATAATAAATGGTTAAAAAAATTACCGCATTTTGCAACAGTAGTCATACAAAGCAATAATTACTTTGAGCATGAAGAGCATGTAAGATGTGCAACAGATATAATTGACTTTATTAAAATGTCAGATGTTGCTCCTTATTTTGCAGAAACATTTGAAACACCAAAATATGAAAGATACATGATAGTAGGGAAACATCACTAATGACAGACAAGTATTGGTATAACCCAGAAGATACTAAATTAGGAAAGTTTCAACGAGAAATTGAAACATTAACAGGCACACCTACATTTTGTGTGTTACCTTGGATACACTTTGCTACAAGACCAAATGGCGATATGCGATTGTGCTGTAGTGCAAACGCCAGCGGTGCAGGAAACGATCACGAAGTAGGCTTAGTTAAAATGGAAAACGGCAAGCCAGCAAACTTTGGTCGTGAAACACCTATGGAAGCCTGGAACAATGATTATATGAAAAGTGTACGTACAACTATGCTTGCAGGAGAAATACCTGCTAGTTGTCGTAAATGCTTTGAAGAAGAAAAAGTTGGCGTAGTTAGTAAGCGTATTTGGGAAAGTGCTACTTGGCAACACGACGAAGACGGTGTTGATATGGCCGAACTAGTTAAACAAACTAAAGAAGATGGTACAATACCAGAAGAGTTAGTATATTTAGATTTACGTTTAGGACATACATGTAATATCAAGTGTGTAATGTGTAGTCCGCATGATAGTAGCAAATGGGTTAAAGACTGGCAACAGTTAATACCTGTATTACAAGACCCAGATGTTAAGCGTCAAATGATGTGGGATAAAAAAGAATTCAATAACAAGTGGCATGAAAAAGATACATTCTGGGAAGAAATGTATAGACAAATTCCTAACCTAAAGCAGGTTTATTTTGCCGGCGGCGAACCGTTGATGATAAAAGAGCATAAAGAATTTATTGAAGAAATTGTACGTCAAGGTTACCAAGATAAAATTTTGCTACGTTATAATTCAAATGGGTTACTTGTTGATGACGATCTAATTGAATTATGGAGTAAATTTAAAAAAGTAAAATTTGCTGTAAGTATGGATGCATGTCATGAACGTGATGAGTACATACGTTATCCTACTGACTTTGAAACTGTAGAACGTACATTACATTTGCTTGATAATACTCCGGATAATATACAAACAAGTTTAGCAACAGCAATACAGATATTCAATGTAAAGCATTTGCCTGACTTTATGAAGTGGAAAGTTGAAAGCGGATTTAAAAAGTTAAATTCAGGTAATGTTCCAGGTGGTATACAAATGGGCGGCGGATTAGTTAATATGCACTTATTATACATTCCTACGTTTTTAAGCATTCAGATTCTACCTAAAGAAGACAAACAAGAAGTAGAAGAAAGATTTATGGACTTTAAAGACTGGTTATGGAAAAACTATAGACAAGATGACGACTATTGGAAACATAACCCTTACGGATGGAAACGTTGGGAGGCTGTTCTAAAACATATGAATGCACAAGATAACAGTCATATGTTACCAGGATTTAAAGAATATGTAAATAAATTAGACAATATTCGAGGTTTAAATGCTGCAAAAATATTTCCGGAGTTAGCACATTTACTATGACACAATTAAAAAAAATTGTAAGTCTTGTTCCTAAAGATGTTTTAGACATTAGATTTTTTCCAACGGATATATGTAACTTTAATTGTACATATTGTTTTCCGGGTAGCAAAGACGGAGTACACAGATACTCAAAAAATATAGATACTATTGTAAAAAACTTTAGTGCTTTATTTGAGTTTTATCGTGTACATTATAATAAAAACAAAGTAGAACTAAATCTTGCAGGAGGAGGCGAACCTACACTATGGCCTTACTTTGGAGAATTTTGTGACAGATTATCTAAAGTCTATGACATAGAATTTACAGTAACAACAAACGGTAGTAGAACACTAAGGTGGTGGGAAAACCATAGTAAGTATCTTGATAAAGTTACACTAAGTGTACATCATGAATTTGCTGACATTGATCATACCATAGAAGTTTGTGATTATCTTTATGAACAAGGCGTGTCTGTTACAGCTCTAGTATTAATGGATGCAGAGTATTTTGAAAAATGTAAAGACATTATAGAAAAATTTAAAACGAGTAAAAACCCTTGGTTTATAGAAGCAAAACCTGTAATACAATGTGAAGGCAAAGACAATTTAAGTTATACTCCCGAAATGATAGAATATATGAATAGTGGATTAAAAAGACTTCCTGAAAGTGATTTTTTATTAAAAAATATGCATCTCTTTAGGATACACGATAGTATTGCATTATACGATAACGATAGTGTATTACCAAAGCGTTCAGGTGATTATATAAACAATGATGAAAACCACTTTCAAGGATGGAAGTGTAATGTGTTATATGAAAATTTGTGCATAAATTTTGACGGCTCACTTACAGGTAGTTGTAATGTTGCTATCTTTAAAACAGAAGATTTTAATATTTTTGAAGAAGGATTTACAGAAAAATTAAAAAATGTTAGAAGTAAGATTGACAGATTTACTTGTCCTTATAAAACATGCGGATGTCAACCCGACACACATATTACTAAGTGGAAACTTTAGTTAACGGTATATCCGCAGCACATGTACACCAATTGCGTGTACATGTAATTGGTTCGGTAGGAATTTCAAATGTGCCACTATAGATGTTACCTAAACTCCCACCCACTCTGCACGTAGCTCGATGTACTTCACCGTCCCAATTAATCATTAAACTTTCAATACCTGCGTTACATTTCCAACCTTTAAATTGATTTTTATGATGTTTAATAATATCGTTGGCATGCATTTCTTCAGTATCATCTATTAAACAATTTGCTTTAACTGTAGCATTATGGTCTAGGATCCATTCTAAATCCTTTGAGTCATATCTCATGTCGTCAAACCAATCGTGATCGCCTTCGGTCCATCTTATTCTACGAATAACATAAGGAACGCTATGTCCATCTAATACACAACAGCTTTCTTTTACACGATCCATATACTGATGATGAGCCATTAGATTAACCTGATAAGGAATATTTCTTTCCATATCATTTAACTGACTCCAGTACAATATATTGTTTACTGTTTTTTCTACAACTTCATTATCAAAGTGTAGACTAAAAACATAATGATCGACAGGTAATCTACCATATAACTTATATGGAAGTGTACCGTTAGTAGTAATATTAATCCAATCTGCTACTTCTCTAGTCGACTCGACTATATCTATAATATTAGGGTGTACGCATGGCTCGCCGCCTGTAAAACTAATTCTCAAAGGTTTATTCATTTTTGATAATTCAGCTAATGCTTTTTTAAAAACATCTATGTCTGTATGAGGGCTAAAGTTATCATGTATAAATGACGGACAGTATGCACAATCAAGATTGCATCTTTTGCCTATATTCCATTCTATTTTTACACTATCTTGATGTGGCCATTTGCTTGTTACTTTATACATAATCTGCAAACTCCGGATTTGCTGATAGAAAATCTTGTCCTCTAGTTTTATCTAAACGCTTATTAAACTCTACACAGTCTTTCCAGTGCGAGCTATACATACATTTTGATTCTAGAAAATTAATGTTATCTTGTATCTGTTGCAAGGTAATTTGTTCTAACAGTTTATGTTGTTGTACCAAAGGATATTCAAGTATTTCGGTTTTCATTTGTTCTAGCCTATCAACAACTTTTGCTTTTAGTTGAGGCGGCAATACTTGTGCGCTTAATACCATTGGATAGTTTACACGATGTGAATAAAACACAATGCCCATTTTGTTAATGAAGTAATCAATTACTTTATCAATTTGCATGATGTTGTTTGCTTGTACAGTAAATGCACCCACTACTCTAGTTACATTAGGAAAGCTCTTAAATACTTTTACATTTTCTTCTATTTCAGCAAACTTGCCGTTGCCTCTAATATATTCATATGTGTCGTGTATGCCGTCTATGCTTACGTTTACAGCAATGCTTTTAAACTTAGGCCAATAGTCGTGTATAGTACGTCCGCCTTTTATACCTAGCGTAGTGCCGTTTGTAGCATACTTTAATT